CCAGAATCCGACCGATATCATGACAAGCGCATCGCATCCAGGAGAACATCACCCTGTCACGCGAATCATAACATCAGCCAACGACGGGTTGGCTCCTCGTGGTAACCTTCAACTGCGTGACGGGTGCAACGGAGGCCCCAACGCAGAAGATGGCGAACCACAAGGGACGGGGGACAGACAACTTCAGGGTCGTCCCCAGGGAGAGAGAGGAGAGTGTTCACACGGGCCGAAACAAAGGTATCGCGGGCCTTTGCAAGTCCAGTACCAGTGACCCAACCAAGGCTCCATGGCGAATCGTCCAGGTCCTCCTGCTCCATGCCCTCGAAATGGGCGACAGAGTCAGGGAGTTCACCTAAACGAAGATCCAGGAACTTGTGGGTTCTGCGGAATTGTTGCAAGGCCGGACCAGTGTCCAGCTCCGCTCGTGCCAGTAATGGGGGCAGCCCCTCACGGAAGCTGCGCTTTGCAAGTTGCTGCTGAGCAAAGGTTGTCTTGTAAGTCCTGCCTTCGGCAGATAGACCAAGACCTCCCAGATGCTGTGGCAGATACCATTGCAACCCTGTCCAAAGAGAGATGACGGGACCCAGTCTCTTCTCAAACACGCGGGCAAGACGCCCACGGACCTGAGGAGAATGGCCCTCGAGGAGCTGTCGTTCCAAAGCGGGAAGAACGGAAATAAGGTCACTCAGCGGTGCTTCGAGGAGGTCAACGTGACCGCGAACCACCTGCGTTTGAGCATGGCGACTCCGGACAGCGTCGGGATTAAGGAGCGAGCTCATCACATGGTGGACCCGCTTCCATCCCTCACCCTCCCACACGAAGCACTGACTGTTGACACTACAGAAAGTGGGACTAACATAGTTCTTCCCCACTGACTTCTGGAAGCCGGCAAGGTCGAGACAGTCATTCCACTCCTGGTACCCGGACTGAGTGTCAGAGAACAGGATATCATCCCCATTCACCAACACCTTTGCAGTGTCGGCCTCCTCCTCAGGGTGCGCAACCAGCCAAGTGGCCAGGTTCAGCACACACAAAATAGGGAAGCTCAACACACAGCCCATGAGCTGTCCGTTCTTCTGGCGAACATTCGTAGGAACAGACAAATCATGGAAGAGACGATAGTCTACACCCAGCCCATCATCACAAGCCGAAAGGGAGGACCACTTACCATCACTGTAGACCAGCTCCTGAGCGGTCAGCGAGCGCTCATACTTCTCCCGGACACCAGGCCGAAGGGCCATGTATCGAAAGAAGGAACGCAAGCAGTACAGCGAGGCATTGATATCGACCCCATCTGTGGCAGCACTGTAATCACCGGAGACCATAACACGAGAGGGACTGTGCCCTAGGGTGTTCAGATGCTCAACAGTGACAGGCTCGCCAATGAGACGGAACTGAGGAAGACGTCTCATCCTCCCATGAACCTCCTGCTGAAACCGGGAACCCTCCACGGCAACAGCTCCATCACCCACAGTAATCACGCGACACTTGAACGGCTCCAAGAGACCGACCACACGGGACCGAGTGGTCTCGGGGTAGTTCTCGTGAGAAAAGTCCTCATGCACAAAAGACTTGTACCAGGGGCGGCAAACACCGCGACTGTCACAGTCAATCCGCACAAGCTCCGGAGCAGCCAAGAGATGACGGCGCTCAAAACGGAAATACTCACGGAAGCCACCCCCGCAGGCGAGCTTGGTTCCATCCAAGAGAGATGCGCGAGTGGAGAAGCGGCCCTGCCTATGAGCAGGAACGACCACCTCCCCCTTCATAATGTAGTCCACAACCTCATCAATCCTCTCCAATAAGGGCGAAGGGACCTCATTGGGCCTCAGTCCTCGTCCTGGAGGTGGAGGTGTACTAAGAGCCAGGGCATGGCCTCGGAGTGTGGCAGCAACCTGATGAGTCCGTAACGGAGGCTGAAGACCCTTGGCCTGAGCCAGGGACCAGCACAAACGCACAGCTCGATCTGAAGGGCTACCATCTACCTTACGCTCAAACGCCCGGCTTCTAAGCCAGCACGATAACTTCCTCTCCTCTCTCCTTCCTGTCATCAGACACGCCAAACCCGTATCACAGAGCAGCCACTCTGGCCGTTTTGGGTACTCGAGGTTAGGTGCAATCTGCAGGTTGGCCATGAACCACGCGAAGCAAAACTTCAACCCCGCGGTCAATCGACTGGCCAAATCCCACAATGCCAAAAGCACAGGGAGGGCATCAGATGCCTCACCCGGAAAGCCCAGAGAAAACACGACCTCGTAAAGAGCTGCGGCGGACTCACATCCCCGGTTCCTCGACGAGATACAGTACCTCTGAACATTCCCCCATGCTTCCTCATCTCCCCAGTATCGCTCTCTCCATTCTTCAAGGAGGGTGCATGCTGCTCTGAGCGCCTCTCCGGCAACGCTCACCGGGTCCCCAGCAATGGACCAGGTATCATCATCTGCTCTCAAGGCCTTGCAG